AGAAGTGGCGTCTCAATGTCGCCCACGATCTGTTGCGTGAGCGGCTCCATCGGAACCTTCACGCTTTTACCGGGATTGCCTTGCGCAAATCCACTGATCGCATCGCGTGCTTCTTTGCCGCGCGCTAAACGGCGACGGCGATCGCGCGAGTTCACGCCGCCACCGCTGGGAATACCAACGCCATTGTTGCCGCCCGTACTGCGCCAGCAGAACGTCACGTCGGTCGTCTCAAATTCAAGGTTTGCGCCCTGACCGCATATCTCCAACCCAACGATGTTCGGTGGTTGCGGCGGTTGGCCGATCACATGCTCGCCTGACACGACTGTGCTGCGCCGACCAAGTGAATTGATCGCCCAAACATCGAACTGGTAATGATCACCGTTAGTAAGATTGGGCAGCGTGATTGAGTTGTTGACCGACGCGACCAGTATCCAGTTGCCCCAATGCACGTCCGCCCCGTGCGGCACGCCGCGCCGATACGCTACGAGATAGCTCGCCAAATACGGGTCAGGGCTTTGAACCCATGACGTATGCAAATCAATCTGCATCGGCGGCGGCCCATGCCATACGTCCTGAAACTCTAATGCCCCCGGTGGTAACACTTGATCGGGCGGCGGCAACTTGGAGATAGGTGGCTCGTCCAACGCCTCATTGAAGTCGATAAAATTGTAAAGACTGGCGTTGTATTGCAGTGCCGTGACAGCCGCGACGTTTTTGTCGCTCATCTGCACCGAGATCACGCGAAACAGTTCCGGCTCTAGCACATCATCTTCTGTCACCATGAACACGCTTTCGACTTCCGGCGTCTGCGCGAAATCGACACAAGTAATTTGCGGCGCGCCTGTAGCTGAAATGGCGAATGCGTAAGCAGTTTGGGTCTGTGTAGTTCCGTCGGTCGGGTTGAATACTGACACTGAGTGCGCATTGGATTTCCAGCCAATGCCGATGATCACGCCAGTAGCCGCCTGCGTAGTAGATGTATCCAGAACTACGTTCTGCGCATCAGTCACGCTGGCGATGCGCGTCGGCCATGTCAGGTAAGAACCCGTCACTTGCCTCCCAACATCGTCCGGCGCGAAGTTAGCAGTCGCGCTCGACAACGCCGTTGTACCGTTCATCACAGCATCCGTGACGATGCGAGCGTCCACTGGCCTATCCAGCGTCAGAACAGTGTTTACGCCGGACGTGTCCACGCCAAGAATGCGACCACTTAAAACTTCGCCAGCACGGAATGGGTCTTGAATTTGGATTATCTGCCCCGGCGCAATGTAGAAACCTTCCATTGTAGTCCCGAAGGAGACTGTATCGGTCAGCAGTTTCTCCATGTAGAGCGCGCCTAATGCCCATCGGCGTGCCTGACCGCGTGACGTGCATCCAAATCCTGCAATATCGAGCAGGTTAAAGTTGCCGCTCGACGCTATGGCTTCACTGTCCTCGACATACTCATATTTCAGGTTGCCCATGTCACTCAGATCGTTCCAACTCACGCGCACCGCGTTGTGTCGCGCTTTAATGCCAGTGCCGGAATACATGAACTGACCGCCAATCACGTTTGATGGCGCGAACATTTTGTAGTTAGCCGCGAGCGGAGGCGAATCCTGCACCGCCGTGAGCACGCCATTCCAGTAAGCCACCATGCCACGGCAAGTACCCATCATGTCGGACAGCACCTTGAACGCGTCATTGGCCTGTTGCATGTACAAGTTGCAGGTAAACCGTGGCTCATTTCCGCCAGAGCCGTCGGGCACCATCTGGTCGCAGTACTTGCCTATGTTATACAGAGAAAAAATGTCGATATTCGAGCCATAAACGAAGTTGCCTAATCCCCATCGCGTATTGGTCGCCATCGCGAACCAGCACCATGCAGGATTATTCGTCCAAGCAAGCTTGAATGTGCCGTCCCATGTTCCGTTCGTCGTCCCGTCGCCTGACGTGGCGTAGGTGCGAGCAATCGGGTCGTAGTTCTTCGGGATTTTGATTTTCAGGCCGAGCATGTGAAACCCACGCGTCGGAATGTTGCTGAACTGAGAAGCATCAAACACCGTTCCGATTGCTACGCTGTTCGGGTAACGCAGCTTGCCGTAAATGATTTCCGTGTAGCTATCGACCCATGTGTCATTGGCTAACGCTTGACTGGTGCTGTCCTTTGTAACACGCACAACTTGCAGTGAAAACGGCTTGCCCCACGTAGAGACTTCAAGGCGGTATGTCCTTAAATAGCCGCTGCTGGCCTTGCCTTGAATGTTGTCTGCTATTGCTGTTACCCAGCCGCCCGTTCCGCTTCGCGCATTAATATGGATTACGACGTTTGTGCCGTGAATATCGCCAGTCTTGGTATCCTGCTTCTGTAGTCGCGGTAGCCGGATATTGATTAGCACGGCGTCCACTGAGGGGTCAGTGAAGTCGTTTGCCCACGAATGGGTTTTCGTTACCTGCACATTGACTGCCGTAACGTTCTCGCTGGCACTAAACCCCGGCAGATAGTTTTGGAGTGGCGTGCCGGGAGAATAATAGTAGGTGAAATTTGTCCAGTTTCGCGTGCCACCGATTACATAATCCAAATTGGTGCCTGCCGCTGTGGAAGCGTTGTTCAGCGTAACATGATTTGAATCGACAAAGGCCACGATGTAGCTGCCAGTTGGGAAAGCGGAACAAACCAGATATTTGTTCACGTCTTGTTTGGTAAAATTTCCGGCAGTACTTGCCATCGTGAAAGATGACAACGTTACCGTTCCGTCATGGTAGGTGCGTGTATCCTGATTCTCGATTGGCGTACCATTGAGAATGATGTCAGCCATAGGCCGATCTGGATGCTTGAATCCTTCGATCTCGCCTTCGCACAGCACATCAACCACTCGTGCGTACGACTTGCTGACAAGCGTATCCTTATCTTCTTTCGCGCCGCTGGTTTGGCCGCCGCCTTTGCCGCCACCGCCGAATCCGCGAATAGGTCTGTTGTTCATGGCGGATTAAATGGTGGCCCTTGTTGACCAATCGGCGGCTGACCACCGCCGCCGCCTCCGCCGGGTGGATGACCGCCCCCAGCAGCAATATCAACTGCTTCCATGCCAGTGCTCACCACCATGCTGCCAATAATCATTTCGCCGAAGAACACTGGAATCGCCTGCCCCTGTCCTGCCACGTTTACAATGCCGCTGAACACGTAGCTTGTTCGGTTCTTGGACGGGTCAGTGGACGCTAAACTCGGCGTGCTCATCAGCATCCGAGATACGCCAGCAAGCGCGATTGCCGCGCCGATTAATCCGATCTGTAATGCGTAAGTCGCGCTAAGGTAGCCTAGCCCACCCCAACCAACCGGCCCAAGGTAAATGGCGGCAGCAATGATCGCTACGCCAATCACGATTTCGAGGATTCCTTTGGTGTCTGCACCTAAAAGGATTGGTGTGATCTCAATTCGCTGCGCACCGCTTGGAAACTGTAGTAATGCTTCGCCGATCTGTCTGTCGCCGACTTCGACCACGAATCCTTCGACAACAGCGTTCAATCGTTCAATGGCTGGCAGGAATCCCGGCTTCAATGCCGCCAACGCTCGCACAGCTTCGGCAGGCGAATGGACATTCAATCGCCAATGCTTCCCGAACTCGTCGCCGAGTGCTCCGTGAAGATAAATGTCTGTCAGTTGCTCGTTGAACATGGCTTTTTTACATCAGGCTTTTGTGACGGTAAATCCCGTAGGTGTGTTCCAAGTAATAGCCGCCGTACGGCGATCTGCCGCTTAAATGTCCCGGCGGGTGATGCAGGATTATTCCCGGCTCGCTATACACGGCAGCGTGATTCGGCACATCAGCAAGCCATTGAATCAGCAGTAAGTCGTGCACATGGAGTTCATTCACTTGAACGAACCCCTGCGCGTGGACGTTATCAAGGTACAGGTTTTTCTGGTTCGGCCCTTTTTTCCACCAGTCATCTTCCCGCTCAAAATCATCCAGCTTGATGCCGCACACTTCGTCGTAGTAGTCGCGCACCAGCGTATAGCAGTCCAAGATGCCGTGGAAAAACGGGCGTTCTTCCAATTGTGCACGCCAACCACTCGGTCTGTACACGTCCCATAAGTCTGCGCTCCATGAATAGATGATGAACGGCAGCTTGTTTGCTTCGCTCACCGTCTTGTCTGCCGCGCTCGGTTCCGGCCCACTTAGCGTGTGTGAATGGTATGCCGCCAGCAAATCGCCTTTCGCTTCGGCGTTGCGAAATTCATCTGGCATAATGAGAAACGAATGTTCAGGCGTCGTGCTTGCGTTCCGACAACGGATGCTCTTTTGCTTGCTACCGTTGCGCACCACTAACCCGCAGCATTCATGTGGCAGGTTGTAACGCGTCGCTTCTTCAATGGCGTGCGCCCTGATCTCGTCTCTGGAAAGATAAATGTCCATTATTGCACCTTGTAGCAGCCGGGGAACGCGCTCGTAGCTAGAGGATATTGCTTTCCGAAGTGCGCTTGGCAGTCTGACAGTTTCTTTTTGCATGTGTCCATTGACCAAGCGTTCTGGTTGCTTAACGGGAAATTATTATTTGCGACCAGACTCAGCCAGAAGAAATGCACAATGGTGCCGTCCGGCTGCGCAACATCGGTGTACACGAAATCGTACTGGGCATAGACCGTCGTGTTGTTGTACGCCCCTTTGTATTGGTACAGCATCCAACTCGCGGTGTCGGTCGTGGGAGCCGAGTTATTGGCGACCAGACTCAGGTGATAGGTGCCGGAAAACGCCACAATATCGCTCTTGGCGTATGGGAAGTTCGGATTGTTCGGGTCATTGCTCCATGGCCCTTTGTAATCCGGTGGGCCGCCACCCGTGAAAAAGAAGTTGCCTAACGGGTCGCTCACTGGAAATAGGCTCGTAAAGCCGCAATCGGCTCCGCGATAAACCCATGTGCAAGTGTGCGCGATGATTTGGCGGCGTGGTAACTGCACGCCTTCTGCATCGCTCGGAGTTGACAATTCAAAGGTGCATTCCGTGTTGTTTTCGCCAGTCTTTCGCTGGATTGCATAAGTGACAGTCGGGAACATCTGCAAATTAGCAGGGTTATATTCCGCGCCGCCCTGAACAAATGCGGCAAATGTCTGAATCATGGTGAGCTTGCAGCCAACCAAGTCGTTATACTCGCGCAATAGCGCGCTGACTTGGCTGCCGACATTGCTGACTGTCAGCTTTGGCGTCGGTAACGTGCCGCTGGTGTTCCATTCAAACCCTTCGCACTTGATCGGGTACGGCGTGTAAGTGTTCGGGCCGAACACAATCTCGTTTACGCCCTGACTGATGTTGTCGTGGAAATAGAATATGCCGCCGCCCTGCTTCGCCAGATCAAGCTGATACAGCGTGATTAACGGGCCGGGGTCAAGTGCGCGACTGCGAGATTCTGCCGTTGACATGGTTCATTAAATTCAAGTTTCGGGTTGCTGCTCCAACGTGGCCTGCATTCCGGCTACCGACCCGCCTGCATACGTCCATTGCCATGTTTTGCAGCGGAACACTTTTGCGCCTTCGCCCTCACACGGCGTTGGTTGCGTCCAAAGAAAACGCAGGCCAGCGTTCGCTCGGAAGAAATCGTCAAGCTGTTTCAATGTCGGCTTGGTTGTCACTTCGGTATTGACGTTTTCCCACGTCACAGTCCACACGCGCAGATACGCATTCAGACCATCCATCACTTCCTGCATATAGCCGTCGCCATATTGCGCTCGCAATGTGCGTGCGGTCGTAACCTGCTGTGTAGCAGTCGTAGGACACCAAGTTGGGTCAAGCGTGTTCATGCCGTAATTATGCCATTCTTATCCGCCACCTCTCGGCTGATACAACTGGCCGCCAGCCCGTTTCTGCTGAGCGATACGCGCATCGACCATGCCTTGCACCATGCGTGAAATTGCTCGCGCATCGCTCTCGTTCAATCCATTTCCAGAAACGGACGAGCTTGTCGAGCTTTGTCCTTGGTTGTTAGTGATGCTGATGTTCACTTGGCTGAAATTGCCGCCACCAGCAGCAGGTTGAAGATTCGCCATTTGACCGGGAGTAAACACGCCTTCGCCGGAAGCTACCATCCCGCCTGATTGCATCGCCGAAAACGCATCAATGATGCCCCCCTGATGGAACGTTTGCATTATACGCGCATTCGGGCCGAACCTCGCGCCGTGTGCCTCACCCGAGCCGGGGTGGGAACCCTTGACTCTACCGCTGTAGAGTGAAAACGGCGCGCCGCCCCAGCGGTTCAGCGGCAAAACGCCGCGCATCCAACCACCGTACTCAAAGTTCCAAGGTCGCCGTCCTCTGTTTACAGCCTCCGCCATTTGCCTTAGAGTAAAGTCGGCGTACCACCCAATATCACCGTGGCTGCCTGCTCCAAGACCGGGCAGTCCTATCCCACCCGGAATGTTGAATCCGGGTGCTTGCCCACCGTAAACTGGATTGCCAGCCCTATCGAAGCCCGACGGCTGATTGCTACTGGTTCCGAATGGTGTGCTTCCTACGAATGACGGGTTTTCGGGGGAGCCTACACCAGTGGTATTCGGTATGCCGCCTGTGCCACCGTAGGCGTTCGGGCCAATTGGCTGACCAAACTCATCTGTTGGAACGTTTGCGCCGGGGCCAGCATTAACATGAATTCGGCCAGTCTCGTCAACCCACGATGTGATGTTGCTCGGAACAGCACCGGGGCCGGACATGCCCGTTGGGCCACTTTCCCACAGTTTGCCGCCGGGTTCAAAATCAGCAAGCGTGTTGAAGTAGTGCATCGGGAAGCGATCACCGCGAGTGGTAGAACGATCACGTTGCCCTCCATCGCTTCCACGACCCCGGCCAAAAGTGTTACGCCATCGAGCAGCCGAACCCGTCTGCCAATTTGGATACTTGTGAACACGATTAAAGGCGTCCATAACGCTACTGGACGAGTTGATCTGATCGCGCATTCCGGCAGGCATATGGTTCATAAACCACGCAAACTGCTGATCTCGGCTCATCCCACGAATATCAACTCCCGTCTGCATCAACCCGTAGGAACCCGCCTCATCATGCTCACCGGCATTAAACGAGCTTTCCATGTAAGCACGTTCCACGAGAAACCGCGCACCCGTATCAGTGAACCCGTTGTCAATTGCTTCGCCGTACAGATTGTTCGCTATCCCCCATTGCCCCTCTGGAATACCAACCCATCCGCCGCCCTGCATTCGCATCCAACCATCCGCACCAACCCGACCGCCGCCCTGCATCTTGTTTATCCTCTCAAGATTGCCATAGCCGAATCGTTTCGCAGATTCCTTGTTGATCATGTATTCCCCCGGCTCACCCAAGATCGGCACATGATCTCCACTGCCATGACCCGGAATAGGGCCGCCAGTTTGAAATGACCCGGCAGCCGAAGACATCATATTTGATGTGCCGCCGCCGAACTGATATGCGCCATAACCCCCAGTAGGCACTTGGCCGCCACCACTAAGCCCGGTAATCGGTATTGATGTGCCGAATGCTGCTTTAATCGCTTGCTGTACCGCCAGTTGAATCAGCAGATTGAGAACGATCTTCTCGATGGCCTGAACCACCTGCAACGCCATGTCCTTGAACGCTTGTCCAACGGACTTGGTGCCGTTCATCACTGCCGTCAGCGCATCGACTAACCCGCTCGAAAGTGCCTGCTCGATGCCCTTGATTCCATCGACAATCTGGTGCGTGACCGTTCCAAACGAATCCGCCCATTTCATCATTTCCGCTCTGAACGGCTCCATCGCCGCTTCCTGCTTTAGCTTTAGTAAATCCCACGCCTGCGAGAGCTTGATTACTTCGGCATGAACGCGCTCATATGTCGCTGGGTCGCCGATGCCTTTATCAATTAAGTCGTTATCTTTCTGGATGGCCTCACCTATTGCAGCCATTTCCTTCGTGGTGTTTTGCAGCGTCAGCACTTCCTTCTGATCGGGTGACAGAAACGGATTTTGAGAGATCAATTGCGCCTCAAATTTGATCTGTTGGAGTAACAACGCCTGCTCTTTAAGCTGCTCGTTGATTGCTCTGGTCTGTGCCGCTGGGTCTGCGCCGAGTGGTGGCGCGGCTGGTCGCTGCGGGACTGGTGTGGTTCCCCCGGCACCCACAGGCGTTATTCCTTTGAGCGCGTCGGCAAGTATTTGGCGTGCCTTATCAGCATCAACATTGATGCTGCCGAGCAATGTGTTGCCAAAATCTTTGGCAAACGCTTCTGCCGCTTTACCGCCTGCCGAACCCCATATTGCCGCTCCAACGTTGCCTTCCCAAAGATCGCGGAAAGCTCCTCCTGTAAATTCGTACTTCATTTCCCCTACGAAACCGATCATAAAAGCGTGCGCCAAAGCTGGCCCGAGCTTGACGAAAAGTTCGGTAAGAATCGTGACCGTTATAGTCGCCATTTCGTCAACAGCCAGTTGCCACGCGACCGCGAGCGCGGTCTGCCACCCTTTATCTTCCGCGATCTTCAAAAACGCTTGGGACAGCTTGGAGATTTCTTCGCCAATCGCTGTGGCGTGCGGAATCATTTGTTGCAGGACGTTATCAGCGTCTTGGAACAATTTGGCTATAACGCCCGACGATATAGTTGGTGTAAATATCTGTTCTAAGAAATGGTTCCAATCGTCACTTAACGTTTTAAGCTGCGATGTGGCTCCTTCACCGAGGAACTTGTTTACCTGCGCGTAATAACTGCCTTCCGCTGCGGCTTTGTGCATTGCCGCAGCAATTTGAGTCACCGAAATTTCGCCCTTAGACAATTTAGCGGTGACTTCATCCATGCTGATGCCGAGGGAGCTATGCAGGATTTGCGCAAGGTCGATGCCAGACGAACGAAACGCTCGCATGGCAAGGTTCGATCTACCTAAACCGCTCTCCATTCGGGTAAACGCCGATACCAACGCTTCAAGACTGCCTGTTGGCCCAGCAGCCAGCACCGTCATGTCCTTGAACACTTGCCCTGCGTCGATGCCAGCGCGACGAAATTGTTGAAGCTGCTCGTACGCTTGGGCTAGTTGCGGTATCTCAAACTTCGATGATCGCGCTATCTGGTAAAATTCTTCATACGCCGCTTGCGCGTCCTTAATACTGCCAGTGAACACAGCCAGATTGCGCGTGATGGTGTCGGCTTTCAGACCTTCTTCCCATGCCTTGACTAATTGATTTTCGAGAGTGCCGACCAGAGCGAGGATTACGTCATTCAGCCTGCCTACCAAGTCGATCTGTTCAGCCAACTGCAATCCCGCGCCAAAACCGCCAGCCAACGATGATGCGAGCGTTGCCGTCTGCTTTTGCGTGTTCTGAATGCTTGTTGCCAGTTGATCGAATTGCTGAATCAGCTTTTGAACTTGCTGTGGGCCAATCGTGCCGATCTGCTGCAACGACGCTGATACCTGCGAGAGATTAGTGATCGCGCCAGAGGCGTCGATGTCGAGCGTGATAGTGTAGGATGCTGGCATTACTGTGCGTCTCGCTCCGCGAGTTTGGTATAGTGGCCGATCAACAGGTTATCAAGCTCCAAGATCACATCGCAAAATTCGGCTAACGACATGTAATCGCCAACGCAATAGATGCGGTGATAAGCTTCTATTTGCGTAAACGGAATTGAATTGGGAACTTTGCCGAATGCGGACGGGCGTTGCCGATTCAACGCGCCGAAATGTTGAAATAGCAAGACACCCACCGCATCCAGTTGTTGGTCAGGACGGTTTTGCAGTGTCGGGACTTCCATTCCCGTTTCCTGCACGTCCATCAGTGCTTCCAGTTCCTTGCCCTTTTCCAGCAGAAATGTCAGAGCCGCTTTTCAAATCCGCCAGTTTATCGCTGGCGGCTTCGCCCTCCTTCTGGAAATTTCCGATTGTGGCCGCTTCACCGAAAATAAAATCGCGAAGCTCGGTTGATTTCGACAGCCACCACTTCGCGTTTTCGGCAGTGAACGGGAACGGCTGGCCTTCCTTGGTAATCCCTTTCCAATCGAGCAACACCGTACCGACCATCGCTTCCACGTTGACCTGATCAATCTCGCCTGTGGTCAGTTCGCGTCCGCGATTCATCCGTCGCAGTCGCGCACTGGTCTTGCCAATCCTGTCCCGGTATTTTTTGCGCCCGGAGTAGGCAATCAGAAATTCGCATCCGTCACGGAACGGAATCCAGACGCCTGTCTCTTGCAATGATTCGTCTGCTATCAATTCTTCTGTATCCATATGTTTTCCTTCTTTTCATTTCTTCATGGCGACCTTCCGATGATTCCATCGGGAGGTTCACCTGCGTCGGCGTTTTCGCCCACGCGTCTTTCGTGTTTTACGCTTCTTAACACGCTTTGGCAACTTCCCTTTATTATTGAAGTGATGCCGCTTTGCCCATGCCGCGCCGAAGTTCGAGTAGATGAACCCGCGCTGCTTCTGCGATTTGGCTGGGGGCATTTAGCCTTTGAGAAAATATGCGAACGTTACGAACGCCAGCCCCGCGCAAATCCAGTTGACCATTCGCGGCGTGCCGCCAGCTACAAACACTGGCAACAATGCACCTATGGCAAACGAGATTCCGCCTAACAACAGCAGTATTTTGAATCCACTCATCGCCGTCTCCTTTTCCGAAAGCCTCGGAAGGTTAATGCTAACCGCGCCCGACGCCCTATTTTCCCGCCCTTGCGTGCGGCTTTACGAAGTTTGGTGATCGGTATCTTCCGACCTTTTTTGACGCCTAACGAGCGACGAAGTGCGCCGGGTTTCTTGACCGCACTCTGAATCCATCTACGACCGCTCCGTCGTCTCTTTGCCACTTTATTTCTTGGTGGTTTTCTTTTTACCCGTGTCGGCTTCGGCTTCGGCTTCGCCTGCTTTTAACAGAGTAGCGGGAATAGCGCGAGTAATCTTCATTTGATAACCAGAAGTCGCATCGAGCAGGGCACGCCAACTGACCGTCTGTATGATGTCCGTGTTGTTGCCAGTGATCGGTTGCGCAGTGGTTTCGATTTTCACCTTCGGCAGCGTAAACGTGTAAGTAATACCGCCGGATTGCAGGTCGATAATCTGCCATGTCAACGCTATTGCCGCGTTGTTCAACATCGTCTGGAAGATCGTCTCGTTGGCAAAGAAAATCTCCATCGTGCCAGTAATGTCCTGCGCGCCTTGTCCGAAAATGCCGCTTTCGTAAGATTCGACGCAATCGCGTACCCGATGGTTGTTTTTGACCTTGAACTTGAGCGAGCGGACGCACGCGCCACCAATGGCAGGATTCATTTCAACGCCAGTTACCGCTGGGCCAGCAGTGATAGGTGTCAGTAAATTGGGTTCAGCCGGAGCCGTTGTAAAAAGAGACGCAGTTTGAATCAGGCCGCTAACACCCATGAACGTGAATGTTTCATTGATGATTGCTCTGGCGGTGATGTTCAAATCCCATTCTTCAATCACCATGCCGCGATAGATAATGAAACGAGCAATATCGAGATAACCTTGCTCCAGTACGAATGATCGAAAGATGACGCCGTTTTGCAGATTGCCTAACACGCCTACCGCTGCGTCCCACTTGCCGCAAAGCGCGGCCTCGATCAATTCATCGAAATTGTGGCTCGACCATTCAGCCACGAAGCCGCCTGTTGCCCCGTACGTTAGCAACAGCACGTCCGTTATGGTACGATCAGGCCGAATCTCGGCACTCGGCGCGGTAGTGTTCGTATGGTCAATTGAGCTATTATTGAACCGCACCCGTTGCGGGAGAGCTAACCCGGCAGGCGGCGGGATTACTGGTGGCTTGGCGGCGAACGTGCCTGCCACTACTGGCGGTGGGCCGGGGTCGTCCGAGTATTCCCCCGCATATACAATGTGCGTCCTTGAAGCATTTGCACCCGGAATCGCGCCGCCAGCCCATTTGGAAGGCCGTCGAAATCTTAACAATTTCATTGGGTTATGGCGGTTTTAATGCCGTTGGCTATTCCATGCAAACCTTTTTTTCATAA